CTCTTGGCCGTGTTCTTCATCATCGTTGCGATCATTCATGAACGCGAATTGTTTCATCCGATCATCAATGCGGTCCTGGCGCATGACGGCAAGACTCATATGTCGTTGCCGAACCCGGTCGAGGCGGCGATGAGTTTGAAGGCGATCTCGGAGGTCTTGCCCTCGGGCAGCTGCGCGCGGGGCATGCCGACCTCGTTCGTCCAGAACGCACGCGTGCCCAGGTACTGGACCTCAAGAATGTCCGCGTCGTTGACGTCGGTGGAGGCGTCGGTCCGGTTGATCACCAGTCCGGACAGGGCCTTGTCGTCGTTCGTGACCGTCACCGGGGCGGACACGGGCACCCCGTCTGGTGTGACCGCGACGAGCTCCACCGGGCGCATCGCGACACGTGAGGTGCCGGGAGTGGATTCGAGCCACAGCGGCGCGGTCCAGCCGTCGGGGGCGTAGCAGAGGACCAGGCCGCTGTTGTCGGAAGTCAGCGTGGCCACCGGGGTACCAGCAACGGTCAGCAGGTCCGTGACCTGGGTCCCGCCCGTGCGGGCGTCGTACACCGGGATTGGCCCGGCATTGGGGACGATCTGGCCCGAGGGGTCCAGGGTGTAGTCCCCGCTTGTGCCTCCGAACAGTACGCGTGCCATCAGTCACACCTTCCGGATGATGTAGGTGAGCGCGTAGAACGGCGGCATCGTGTTGTGTGCTGCCCCGCCGCCCTGCGAGGCGATCGTGTGGCCGTGGTCTCCGGCGGCGGCGGCCGTCCCGGACACGCTGTGGGAGTGTGACCCGGCCGCGTCCATCGCGGTGGTCTTGACTCCGGGCTGACCGTCCTGCTGGTACGGGGAGTCCCGCAGGGCACCACTGCCCGCCGCCGAGTCCATCAGGTGGGTGTGGGATCCGTCGGTCGAGGTTCCGCCACTGACGCTGTGCGAGTGGGACCCTGCGCTACCGGATGCTCCCCCGTGGTTGTGGCTGGGCATCTCGGCGACCGTTAGGGCGTGGGTCTCCTCGCCGCCGGTCGCTTTGAGTGTCCGACTTGTCAGTCCGCTGCCCTGTCCTGCTCCGACGATGAATCGGGATCTCAGGTCCGGGGTATTCGTGGACCCCAGGATGGCTTGCAGCGCGGCTGAGCCGTGGGCGGACCCGTCGCACAGGTGCCAGCCCGCGGGGGCACTGGAGCCCCCATAAGCGACGATCGATCCGATGGGCACGGCCGCAGCGACACTGGCCCCCAGGGCCTCAACGGTCGCCAGGGCCTTGAGCCCCGCGCCGCCGGTGCTGATGAGCGGCTCACCGGTATCGCTGTTGAACACATACCGGCCGGGGGGTTTTTGCGCAGACGGGAGCGCCGCGAGTTGCGCCGCGGTGTATGCCGCAGCCGAGGCCAGATCCACGTCGTCGGCGAGGTTCCCGATGATGGTCGCGAGTTGGGCCGGGTCCGACCCGTCGGGGTTGGGTTTACGCAGGCGCAAGATGGTCGTGAGCACACTCATGACGTTCCCTTCGGTGCGCTCACCCGAAGCGCAGTTGGTCGAGGGTCTTACCCGTGGCGGCCAGGTCGGCCAGGGTGGCGTAGCTGGCGGCCAGGTCGGCCAGGGTGACCGGAGTTGACGGTTGAATATCGACCTTCACCCCAGCTGGGGTGTTGCGCTGAGCCGTGTCCAGAGTCAGCGCGGGGTCCGCGACGACGCTGGGGGCGATGAGGATGGTGAGCGTCCAGATCCCGGACCACACGAGCGAAATGCCACGATCCCCGGTCAGGGTCGCGCCGACGGCATCTCGTAGCCCTTGGGTCGACCCGGCTGCGGTCGCACCTCGCCGCGAAAGTAGCCATCGGGCCTGCTCGTCATCCAGCCCGCCGATGTCCACGCCGACCAGTCGCGCCAGCCATGGCAGTGCGTCAGCCGGGCAGCGTTGCGGGTCGACCTGGTCCGCGGCAGCGTCGAGCCATCGCGTGACCGGCGCGGCGACGGGGGTTTGAGCCGCGGAAAGGAACGCCTCAAGGGCGCCCTCATCGGCGGTGCGTACGTAGTCGGGCAGCAGGTCCCACACGCCGTGCATCGACGGTGCGGTGACGTTCGGCGCTTGGCTCGACGAGGAGGATGCGGGTACTGGGATCGGGCTCATGTCACGGTCACCGCACCGGCGACCGGCAGAGTGTCCAGCGGGTGCGGGACGGGGCCGACCGGCGCGGTGACCGTCGCGGCAGCCACCCCTGCGACGGACCTGACCATCGCCTCGATCGCGTCGGGAGTCACTGTCTGGGCGAATCCGCTGTTCTGCCATGACAGCCATGCGGTCACGGTTTCGCGCACGCTTGCTGCGACGTCGACGAGCGAGTAGCCGGGGGCGGGGGTGATGGTCGCCGCGACATCGACGGTGGCCAACTGCGCGCCGATCACATGAACGGTCAGGATCGCTGCCGACATCGCGTTCATGGCGTTTTCGATCTCGGTCAGGGTGTCTGCGGGCAGTGCCGTCCCCCGCCCGTGCACGACGACCGTCACGTGCCCCAGTGCGTCGGGGCCGGTCTGCGGGTCGTAGACGTCCAGGGTAGTGGCCCGCCCAACTCGCGGGTCCTCCAGCGCGTAGGCGGTGAAGTGGTCGGGCAGCACCAGGCTGGACGTGTGGCGTGCCCTGCGCATCACGGCACGCTCCAGGTACGTCCAATCGGTTTCGGCAGGCCGACCCCCTATCAGGGGTGCGCGAAGGGTGCACGCGGACAAGCGTGGGATGTCGGCGGCCGGGGACAGTGTCTGGCCGGAGGTCAGCAGCGCGGCAGCGCCAGGGACCGCCTCCTCGACATCGAGGGACCCCGTCGCCGCACTCAGTGGCGTGTCGGTGCGGACCAGTAGTGTCACCGGGTCGGTGTCGCTGTCGGTGATGAACGCGGTTCCTGCGGTGATGGTGGTGGTCGCCGGCCCGTCGAATACCAGGTCAAGGGTGCCGTTCGCCGGCTCGCCTGCGTCTCGGGCGACGCCGTCGATCGCCAGGATCGACTCCACCAGTGCCCCGAGGGTCCGGTTTACGGCGTAGATCAGGTCGGCGTCCGCCGTGGCCCACGCCTCGAGCAGTGCGACCTCCAGCGCCCCGTTGCGTGGCTGCCACTGCGGGACACGAGCGCGCACGACCTCGACCATCGCCTCGAAGATTGCTTGCGGGTCCCGGTCGTCCACGACGACCCCGAGACCGCTGACATCAAGATCTCTCACTCGTCCTCCTGTGCGTCGGCCCAGTCAACGGAGACGGCGATGGTGACGGTGCCGTCCTCGGAATCGGCCACGTCGATCTCCCCCACCAGCAATTCCGGGGCGCACATGCCCAGCGTCACCTGGACGACGTCTGCGGGTACCTCGCCGTACCCGGTCATGTCCGGGAGCCCGAACAGCGGGGACAGGCTGCGCTCTCCTTGCTGGCAGGCGAGCACGTGTCCGGCCAGCTGGGCGCATGCCTGCGCCGATGCGGCGTCCACGGTGGCGACGGCGCCGTCACCTGCCAGCCGGAAAGGGTGCGCGATCGTGGTCACAGGTCGGCGTCCCTCCAGTGGCTGGTAATACGACTAGGCGATGACGGCCAGGGCGCCATCATCGGTGCGGGCCACCAGAACGGGTGCCCCGGCGACGGGGCTTCCCACGTACGGCAGGGGGCCAAGTTCACCCTCGGTCCACATGGATGTGATCCACACTCCTCGGACCGTCTCGTCGATGTCGGTGACTGTGGCCCAGCGCATGGCGTGCCCCCCTCAGGCGTTGACTGCGAAGTATGGGGGCATCCACCCCAGGTAGTTGCTCGGGGAGTAGTCCGCGATGCGCATCTGCGCGACCCGCCCACCGTTCACGCCCGTGGTGATCATGCGCCCTCCCCCGATACTCAGGGCGATGTGCCCTGCCGCGCCGAGTCCGGTCCCCCAGCACACCAGCGCACCCAGTGGTGCACTGGTGTCCCTGGGGTGCTTCATGCGGTCGGGCGCCTGCCTCCACACGTCGATGGCCAACTGCATGCCTCGGGACATCCCGCCGTACCACGTGCCCACGAACTCCAGGCAGCGCCGCGACGTGCCCCCACGCCCTATGTCACGCTGGGCAGCGGCGACCGCGGCGGCCGGGGAGCGCCACAGCCGATACCCGCTCGGTAGCAGTGAACGCACATCGTCGACGGATGTTCCGGTCGTTGAACTGGATTCGCGGGGTGGGTCGTCCGCCGATGCTCGGGGCTGGCGCACCGTGACCGTCGCCGGCGACGTGCCATCATTGCTGATGCTGATCGCGTCGACGAGCCACATCCCGTCCCACGCGCCGAAGCCTGCGAGCCGGACACGGTGCCATACGCGGATCCGACGTGCGACCGGCCACGGAAGCGCCAGGTCACCGCTTCCGGCGGATCGCGGGGAGTCGTCGGTCAGTGACAGTGTCGCGTCCAACGCGTCGCTGGCCGGGTCCTCATGCCACGTGACCGGCCATGTAGGCAGGCCTGGGCCGCCCGCCGCGGCCCAGGACGGCCTTCCGGCGATCACGGTCCCGCCGTACTCGACCCAGTCCCAGTTCATGTCTGAGCACAGCCCGGCGATCGCATCCCACAAGGACTGACGTTTATCCTCGGGGATCGCTGCCCGCTGCGTGGCGCGCTGCACGATCGCGTGGCCTCCTGCGCCCTGCACGACACGTGTGATCCACTGGTCCGGCTGGACCTTGTGTTCGCCGACTACCCGGTAGTGGCGGCGCAGTCTGCGCGCCAGGCGTGAGCGGGCGAACAGATCGACGCTGGCCGTGGCGGCGTTCGCGCTGACCGCGGAAATGTCCCATCGGGCGGAGTCCCAGCCAAGGGTCGCACCCTTGAGGGTGGCTGCTCGCTTGGCGGCGTTCGGGCTGAGTGCCTTGATCTGAAGTTCGGCGACCTGGCCCACGGACAGGTTCAGTGTTGCCTCTGTGACGACATCGGCGAGGTCTGCGTCCACCGGTTTGCCGTTGAGTGTGAACGTGTCGTCGCCGAGGCCGAGGCGGGAGCGGCCGGTTCCGGGCTTTGCGTCGGGCAGTTTCGGCAGCGGTTCGCGGGGGGTGTCCTCGGGGGTGTCGGCGCCGGGGACCGGAGCCTTGGCCCGGGTCGCGCCAGCGTTCTGCAGCCACGCGAGTGGGTTCACCACCTGCCCGGATCGGAGCACCATGAAGTGGAGGTGTTCCCCGGAACTGTTGCCGGTACTGCCGACCGTGGCGATGCGCTGCCCGGCACTGACCCGATCGCCGGGCTTGACCCGGAACGATCCGGCGGCCAAGTGGCAATAGCGGGTACTCACTCCGCGGCCGTGGTCGATCTGGATTTGATGCCCGTAGGAGGTGAACCACGTCTTGACCCACTGGACAGTGCCGTCCGCGGCAGCCATGCAGGGCACCGTCGTGTTTCCGTCCCCCACACCGAAGTCGACTCCGTCATGGCTGGGGTAGGCGCCGACGAACGGCGTGGTGATGTTCCCCGCGTATTGGCCGGGAACGGGGTACGCCACGTCCACGCCGATGTACCCCCTTATCTCAACGACGACTGCCGGGGCAGTAGGTCGGGTCTGCCCGTGCCGCGACGCTGCGCCTCCCGAACCTGGGGAGACCGTCGGGCGGGCGAGCCGGCTTCTCTGGCGGGCATCCCTGCCGGCGGATCGGGAGGTGGCACGCCACCGGTCGAGACATCGCCGAACCCGTCTATCGCGGCGGTGGGCCGGGCCTCGGGGCCCTCGACCTGACCGAATAGCGAGTCCAGCGTGAAACTCGTGGCAGGTGGGCAGGTGATCGTCAGGACGGCCGTGGCGGCAAGATCGCCGGGGCGAACGGCAAGCGTCGAGGCAAGAATGGCGCCAGGACCACGGGATGTCCGCCGTCGGTTGGCGCCGCACGTGAGCAGCCACGCCGCCGTAATGTTCGCATCGGCGCTGATGCTGCAGTCCCACTGCAGCAACCCCGGGTCGGCATCGACCCACAGCGCTTCGAGTTCCCAGGTCAATGCGACGACAGGGCCGGTCGAGGTCCAGTCGTCCGGCCCGCCAGTCGCGCCGGAGGTCGTGATGGTGCCGACCACGGGCCCGGGTCGTGTCGGCCCGATCATTGGGTTCTCACTTCTTCTTCCGCTTCTTCGTCCGCCCGAGCGGCCCGACCGGGTCGGCCACGAGCGTGGCCCTGGTGAACTCCAAGTCAACGGTGGCATCGACGGGGTGACCCTTCGGGCCGACCTCGGCGATCCGCGCCCGCATGTCGGAGATGCGGAACAGCCCGCCGGTACCCAGCGGCTGAGCGCCAACGTTGACGACCACGAACTTTCCCGATCGGTTTGCCGATCCCAGCGCGTTGAGTATCTTGTGGACGGGCCGGTCCAGGTCGGGGGCGCATAGCCTGACGGTGAAGGTGTGCCGTTCGAGCTGCTGGCCGGTATCCAGGAACAGGGGGGTACGTCCGGGGCGTGGGGTTTCAACCCACACCCGACCCATCCCGGAACTTTCGATCTCCTCGGGCAGCCACGGCAGTACGATGCGGCGCATCTTCCGCGCCCACACTGTCACGACCAGCGAGGTCGGATCGATACGGCGCCCACCGCTGCCAGGAACCCGGACTACGACCGTGCGCATGCCTCACCCACGCTCCTCGGATTCGCGTGCGGCGCGGCGCAGCCCCGCGGCGACCTCGGCGGACACATCCAGCCCTGTTGCCGGGTGGTGCACCTCCACGTGCACGTTGTACGTGGAGGTGCTTACCGGGGACGCGTTCGCGTTGTGGGCGGTGCGGGGAACGACGTGCAGGTGCCGCCCCGAACCGGCGCCGTGGAACGCCGCATACCCGCCAGCCGCACGCACGGAGGCGGCATAGTCGGGCAAGCGCGGGCCCGTGACGTCCAAGGCCCGTCCGTGCCGGTGATCGGAACGATCCGAGCCCAGACGGTGGCCCCGCGTCGCCGAGGTGATCGTGTGCCCCGGCAGCAGTGCGTGCGCGGCGGGCAGCGCCCCGGGATCGCCGACGCCCCACGATCCGCCGGTGTCACCCGCGGGTGGCCAGGCCAGGGGGACGATGTTCCCGCCGTTCTGCACGATGATGTCCCGGTTGGCACGCAGATACCGCTTCTGAGCCTCGGTGGCCCCATCCAGCGATGCTCGGTACTTATCCATCGCCGCCTGGCTGGCGGATGCCTGGTCCGCCTGATTCCACAGTTCGTCGGCCAGCTTGCCCGTCCTCTTCGCGGACTCCCCGGCCGCATCCCCGGCCTTCCCGAACCCGCGGGCGAGCGCGTCGGCCTGATCGGCCGCACCCTTGAACCGCGGGTCAAGCCAGGACATCCACCGCAGGACTTTCGCGATGCCGCCCACCAGGTAGCCGATGGCCCGGTAGACGACACTTTGTAGTTTCTGCCACCAGGAGGACAGCCTCGCGACCGCGCTGACGATGCGTAGGATCGCGGAGACGATACGGTCACTGTTCGCGTTCAGCCAACTGGCGAACTTCTTCAGGCCGCCACCGAAGCCGGCGTCCCGGAACGCGGCGGTCACCCGGTTCCACACCTTCAGCAGGACCTTCAACCCGGCGTCACGGACCTCTGCGAGGTCGGCCTTCAATCTCTGGCTGCGGCGGGCGACCGTATCGGAGTTGTCCGCGTACGACTTCTGCGCGTCCCCGGTCTTCTGGTACAGCAGCTCCATTGTCGCCAGCGCGGACGCCTGCTCGTCGGTGGCACCCTTGAGTTTGCCTTGCGAACGCATCAGTTCGATCTGAGCGTCCACCATGTCCTGGCTGATCGTCACCCCGAGCGACTTCAACTCCTCGCGCTCCCCGGTCAGCGCCGCGGACATGATGTCGGTGATTTCCGCGGCCGACCGGCCCGACTTGTCCCACGCGGTGAGGACCGGCACGAGGGATGCGAAGTCCTTGGTCATGGAGGTGGCCTGCTTGCGGCCGAACCCCATCGGCACAATCAGATCCTGCAGGGACGTCGCGTAGTTCAGCACGTCCTGGGTGGACCCGCCGAAGTCTGCGCGGTGCGCCCGCGCCCACTTGCGCATCTCATCGATCTGCCCCTTGAACACCGCCTTCGACTTCAAGGTGTTCTGCTGGAACAGGCCGACTGCCGAGTTCACCTCCATGAACGCCTTCGAGGCACCCATGGTCGCTGCGGCGACCGCCGCGACCGCGATCGCGGCGGCGTTCGCCTTGCCCGCCATACCCGCCATGCCCGCCGCCGCAGTGCCGCTGCCCCGACCCATCGAATCGACCCCGCCTGCGGTGCGGTGAGACGTCCCCCCGAGCCGGTCGATTTTCGCGTCGGTCCGGTCGATTTCGCGACCGAGTTCGCGGGCCTGGTCCTGCGCATCGTCCAACTCGCGACCGAGGCGCTCAACATCCCGTTCGGCGCCCGACCCGGTCGAGCCCAGCGCCCCACGCAGTGCGTGCTCCAGTCTGCCGATCAGATCGATCACGCGTTCCAGCGTCGCCGACAGGTCGTCGCGGGCGCTCAGGTGCACCTGCATGTCATCACTCATGCCCGGCTACCCTTCCGTCCGCCGCCACCGGAGACCTTCCGCATCGGCCTACTCGTTTCCTTCTGCGTATCCAGGGCCGCCTGCGCACATGCCAGCCTGATCTTCCACAGGACGGGGTCGGCCTCGAGGACCACCGCAGGGTCGATGTGGAACACCGACGCGATGGTGGCCGCGTCACGAATCTCCGGCCAGGACCGCATCGGCCTCAGGTAGGGTCCTGCCCGACGGACACCGCCGACGTCGACTTCAGCCCCGAAGCGGTCATCAACTCGTTGGCCAAGTGCCCGATGGTCACATCGTCGTATCCGCCATCACGCACGAACGTTTCCCGCACCGCACGCCACGCGTTCGGCGCGCCGACCGCGCTCAGTAGTTGCTTGGAGGCGAACACGCTACCTTCCCCGGAGCCCGGCACATCCTGGCCGCGCACGCGCAGGATGCGGGTGAACCGCGCCAGCATCTTGCAGTTTGCTATGACGCCCTCCGCGGGGGCGGACGGGGCCTCGGCAGCGGTTTCGGCCTGCTTGGTGAGCGCTGAGACCACACTCATGTCCGCCGGGACCTCGCACACCAACTCGAACTCGGGGCGCTGCACCGGCCTCAGGGTGACGGTGCGGGTGCTGGCCTGCCGCTGCGACTCGATCGTCTTCCTGAGGAAGTCCAACGCCGATTCCTCGCGTGCCGTGCCGCCGGAGCTGGCGATGTCATCCGGGTCACCGTCGCCCGGGGCAGTCCCGAAGACGTCCACGCTCACACAGCCCTCCTGACAGCGAACACGATCGACCACTCGGCGGGGTCCGCCCCGTCGGAGTCCGCCGGGGGGTCCTGGAACGACTTGAGAATCCCGCCGGTGTACCGGCGGGTTGCCTCGGGGATCGCGTTGTCGTCCTCGTCGAGGTCCACCGCAGTGACCGTGGAGCCGCGGAACTTGTCGTTGGCGCTCATCCGCCTCCACAGGGGCATGTCGGTGTCCGGATTCCACGGCTTGGTCAGCGTGACGTCCCCGTAGGTGAGCCGTCCGGCGATCATCTCCGGATCATCTCCTGCCCCGGGGTGCATGGCGGCGATGGTCCGCTCGCCGCCCCCACCCGCGAGCTTCGAGAACACGACGCCGGGCATCGAGTCCACTGTGACCCTGATCCGGTCCTGTGTGACGTACATGAGTCTCCTTCGGTAGGTCTCTTAGAGTCGGGTGGCGGCATCGCCAGCGGTGACGCCGATACGCAGCCAGTCGGCCGTGGGGGAACACAGGATGGAGATCTCCGCGCGGACAATGCCCGCGGCGATCTGCTCGGGCGGGTTCAACTGTTGCGAGCAGTCCACGCGGTATCCCGGTTCGTCGGGCGTGGAGTACAGCGCTGGCTTGATGCCTTCCAGCATGCCGACGAGCGCGCCTTGCAGCGCCCCGAGGGCGACACCCTTGCCGTCGATGGTGCTGTGGGCCCACCGGTCGGCAATGCGCCCGGCGTGGTAGCCGATCCAGCCGAGAAGGTCCCGATACTGGGCCCCCTGAAGGTTCTTCACGCCCTGCGGGGCTGCGACCGTCCGCCACCCGCACAGGCGCACACCCTCGTAGGTGTTCCGGACCAGCGACAGTCCCGCACCGTCGAACTCGCGGAACTCGTCGTCCGTGAGCGTGGTCTCCACGCCGTCGAACCAGTTCGACAGGGCGTAGTCGAGGACCAGGGGCGAGCGTGCCGGGTTCCCCGATGCATGAGCCTGCGCGCGGGCACCCAGCGCCAGGCCGACCGGGGAGTAGGCGGTTCCCGCCGACAGCAACCATGGGAACAGCAGCGTGGTCGCATCGGAGTTCAGCCCGGCCAGGTCCATGGCGATGTCCACCAGGGAATCCCCGCTCCATCCGGCCAGCAACCCGAGCCTGTTGAACGCGGCGCAATGCGTGGCCAGATCGCTCCCGACCTGCTGGGCGATCTTCCCCGCCACGGTTACGGCCCCCGGACCGTACCCGCCATCGAACAGGGTCAGCCCGTCAGACACGACGGCATTGGCGGCATCGTCGGTGCCCGCCGTCAGCGCGCCACTGGTCACATCGGTGCCGGGAAGGGTGCCGCTGACGGTGACAGGCGCTCCGCCGACCCGCAGGGCGGCGGCCAGTGTGGGCACATCCGGGGCAGGATAGTCAACCCCGTCGACGGTCAGGATATGCAGAACTGAGTCCCATGCGACCGCGATCGCGTTCCCCCACGCGCCCGGGGACGTCGCGCTCACCGTCAGGGCGGAGGCAAGGATCCGTGAGGCGG